AGAAGAGACTATGTGTCTTGCAGATAACATCTACCATGAGGCACGAAATCAAGGGACAGCGGGACAACTTGCTGTTGCCGCAGTTACTATCAATCGTGTGAACGATAGTCGGTTCCCAGAGACAATCTGTGGTGTTGTCAAAGAGGGGCCTCAGCGTCCATCTTGGAAGGGAACTGGTGAAATGATTCCAGTTCGCCATCGTTGTCAGTTCAGTTGGTATTGTGATGGTAAAGATGACACACCACAAGACATGACTACATTTCAGAACATTTATGACTTGAGTTATGACATTGTTTATGGTAACATACAAGTAATGGATATCACTGATGGTGCAACCCACTATCATGCTGATTATGTAAACCCCTCGTGGGCCTCATCAAAAGAGAAGACGATTGAGATTGAGGATCACATATTTTACAGGTGGGACTGATGAACGTATTCTATCTAGATTCGAACCCTGTCACTGCGGCACAAATGCACAATGACAAACATGTTGTCAAAATGATTATTGAGTATGCACAACTCATGTCTACTGCACATCGTGTATTGGATGGTGAGATGTATTATGGACTCACTAAAAACGGCCGTAAGATTAAACGTTGGCGTCTAGATGATGAACGTGAAGAGGGATTGATGAAGGCATCACATGTCAACCATCCTTCCAACATCTGGACTCGTTCTAGTAACAACAACTGTTCTAGTAACAACAACTATACTTGGTTGTATTACATGTGGCGGGCATTGTGTCGTGAGTATACCTATCGTTATGGTAAACGTCATGCATGTGAAAAGTATGCAGAGTTCATACAAAACCCACCAAAAAACATTCCAGTGGATTACAAGACGCAACCGCCACAGGCAATGCCTGATGATGTAAAGATTGATGGTGACTCTCGTAGTGCTTATCGAAACTACTATATAAAGTATAAGAGTGGTTTTAATAAATACACCAAAAGGGAAGTCCCAACATGGTTACAGAGCAGTATATAACTATGGAAGACATGTATAAAAAAGAACTTGCAGAAATGCAGAAAATGAATCATCAACTGATGGTTCGTATAAAAGAGTTGAATGAAGAAATTCATATACTCCGACAAAAACTTAATGAGAAAAAATAATGCCTAATTATACTTTTGAAGACACCAATACTGGTGAAGTTTATGAAATGACAATGCGAATATCCGAAAGGGATGAGTTCGTAAAAGACAATCCACATATGAACCAACTTATTACTGGCGCTCCTATGGTAATCAGTGGTCGGGGCGGTATCAAAACCGACAATGGATTCAAAGAGGTTCTTTCCAAGGCTGCAGAGGCACATCCCAACAGTCCACTTGGTGAACGGTATGGTAAAAAGTCTGCTAAAGATATTAAGACGCAAGAAGTAGTTAATAAACACAGAAAAAAATGGAGTAGCAATTAATAATGGGTAAGTCAAAAGATATTCGTATGGATCAAATGGTTTCGGTGAAACCAATCACAGATAATCAAAAGAAAGCGTTTGATGCATACAAACAGGGTAAGAACCTTTTCCTTTACGGTGCAGCGGGAACTGGTAAAACTTTCATTTCACTTTATAATGCACTACAGGAAGTTCTACGAAACGAAACTCCCTATGATACGGTTTACCTAGTTCGCAGTGCAGTTCCAACTCGTGAGATTGGTTTCTTGCCTGGCGATGAAGAAGACAAGACTGCATTGTTCCAAGTTCCATATCAGAACATGGTGAAGTTTATGTTTGAGATGCCTAATGAGATTGCATTCTCTGGCCTCTATGATCGTCTAAAGAATCAAGGTTCTTTGATGTTTCTCACTACATCGTTCTTGCGTGGTATCACACTAGACAATGCTATCATCATTGTAGATGAGTGTCAGAACTTGAACTTCCATGAACTTGATTCGATAACAACTCGTGTGGGACAGGACTCTAAGATTATCTTCTGTGGTGACTTCATGCAGACAGACTTGCAGAAGCAATATGAAAAAGAAGGTATGATGAAGTTCATGCAAATCTTAGAACAGATGGATGCCTTTGAGAATATCGAATTCAATATTGGTGACATTGTTCGTTCTGGTTTTGTGAAAGAATACATCATTAATAAAATCAAAATGGGTGTGGGATAAATCTATTGACAAATGGCCCAGATCCAATTATAATATAGAATGAAAAACTAGAAAAGGTGAAATATTATGTTTAATCATATTGGGGTAGTTATCCCAGAAGTCAAGACAAAGAACGTAAATCGTAAGCGTTTCTATGTCACGCCAGATGGTTTGTATCCATCTATTACTACAGTTCTGAATGTTCGTAAACGTGAAGGACTTGCAGAATGGCGTAAACGTGTAGGTGAAGATGTTGCGAACTATATTGCTCGAACTGCCGCAACTCGTGGAACAAAAGTCCACAAGATGTGTGAAGACTTTTTGAACAATGAAGAAGTAGTTAAGGAGAATCATGAGTTTCTGCCTTGGTGTTTGTTCTCACAACTAAAACCAGTTCTAGAAGATCGCATTGATAACATCTTTGCTCAAGAAGCAGGACTGTGGAGTGACAAGTATAAGGTGGCAGGACGTGTAGACTGCATTGCAGAATACAACGGTGTTCCTTCAATCATTGACTTCAAGACTTCACGTTCTCAACGTAATGATGAATACAATGAGTCATACTATATTCAGGCAGCTGCATATGCAGAGATGTTTGAAGAACGAACTGGAATTGAAATCGAACAGATTGTAATTCTGGTTGTAACCGAAGATGGACAGGTTCAAGAGTTTGTGAAGAAGAAACATGAGTATCTTCCCTTACTTGTCGAAACCATTGAACAGTTTGTCTCTGAATGGGAAAAAGAAAGTGATGAACAAACTGGCGTTATTACTGAGTCTGAGTCTCTTACCTCATAGTGCATATGCGGCAGAGGAACTAGGAAGAATTACTGGTTCCTTTCCATGTTTCAAATTTGACGAACTGAAAGAACAGTTGGTTGAGAAACATGGAGAACTGCCATTTATCTCTGGTAACGGTGCATCCAATCTATTGAATATGGAATCAAGTAAACTTGAGATTGCATCACATGGATTCTATGTATTTGTAAATCCAAAAACATATGAGTTTAGTGTGGTGTTTAGAATGGGTGAAGACATTGGGTGTGTTGTTTCTGTAGGAAAAGAAATGGGCCCAGTGTTACAAGATACTGGAATTTAGTATTGACAAATACACTGTGATGGTGTATAAATAAAGTATTCGATGATGTTGATCGAAAGGTAGTTTGGACGTGGGTGCGATTCCCACCACCTCCACCATAGATACACCTACAACTCTGAGAGAGTAGACCGAAAGGTGAAATAGTAGGGGAAGAACGTGGTGTATCTATGATGGGGGTGAATAGGTTCGACAGGCTAATGATTAGAGATACGGAGAATCGTCAACGCAGAAGACGTTAGGGTTGGGAGTTCTCGGCCGAAGAAGCACAAAAAGTAACTGCAAACGATAGCACTTACGCATTGGCAGCCTAATCGCTGACTAGGGTTTCGGGGTTCCTCGTAACAGAATACCCCAACAAAATCCCTTACCTTGGGATCGTGACCTGAGTATGTCCCTAAACTGCTCACTTTAACACACAGACACACAGGAGAAAAGTTATGTCTAATAAAAACCCATTTGAAATTCGTTCTGAAATGCTAGCAATGGCAAAGGACTATATGGATCAACAATACCACATGAACATTGAGTTTACTCGTAAACTCTTTGATGAAGGTAAGAAGTCTGTTGAAGAACTTCAAGCAGCAATGGTTCCATATTCAATGGAAGACCTTATGGAAAAGGCGAAGGAAATGTATTCTTTCGTTTCCAATAAGGACTAAGTGCAACACTCGTAATATTTGAGTGCTCTGCTTAATAGCCGATAGGGGGAGTGCTAGCGCTCCCTCTATCACAATGAAAGGAATATAATGAACAACCTAGAAGAACTAGCAGTGATGACACCGAAAAAATTTGCAATGAAAATCGAAGAGATGGTGATAGACGGTAAAGGTGCAGTTTCGTATATGGAAGCTATTCTAGACTATTGTGAAAAACATGAGATGGAACCTGATGCCATCGCCCCACTAATCTCTAAACCCCTCAAAGAAAAGATTGAGGCAGACGCTAGAGAACTGAATTTCCTACCCAGAGTGGCAACCCTACCTGTATAAGAGGTAATTATATTATGGAAGCATTTGATGCATATCGAATGTATCTTGGACTGAAGTTACACTTCACAACTGACTATGACTATACACGTTATGGTGGCAANACTTCTGCATCCAAATCATCCTTCCTAAAACGTAGAGACAGAAACTTCTTTGCCAAAGTTGCAAGGAAGTATGGTGNGTCTACACAAGATTACTTTATTAGTAACTTTGTGTGCAGTCCCAAAGGTTGGCTTGGTGACTTTAACGAAGACAACTACAACAAGTGGATGAAACACAAACAGTCCCTAACCTATAACTTCATCAACGACATGTCATTTTTATTTTCACAAATTAGCGAATTTGATGAAATTTTCTCTTGCAATTCGGGACAACATCCAGTATTATTAAAGAACTTCCTCGCTAAGAGGATTTCACTAGAGTCGATGGTAATCCTACAAGGGTTACTGAATTATGTAAAACAGTTTGATGAGGATTTGAAACATGATCTAGTATGGCCAGACAATAGAAGACTTATAGTCAAATACGGCGCATTTCTGTCTTTCGATAAGCAGAAGTGTAAAACTCAACTACTCAAACTTGTTAAGGAGACATTCTGATGCAAACAGTAGATCAGAACGACCTAGTAAGGGAAAGAGACTTCTATCGTGCTAAACTTGCAGATGCAAATGCACGAATCAAGACTCTGGAGTTTGATAACGCTGAACTCGTGAAGCGTGATCAAGACCTTTCGAAGCGTTTGTCGGAAGTTTCAAATCGAAACGCAAATTTCCGTCCTCGTCATAATCGTAGAGGTTAATGGATTGCCCGTGTGGTGGAATTGGTAGACACGCCAGATTTAGGTTCTGGTATCGCAAGATGTGGGGGTTCAAGTCCCTCTACGGGCACCAAGTTAAGGGTTCTGTTCCCCTTACAAAATAATTGAACAGATGGTGTCACAGGAGTGGGCCATCCTGAGTATGATGTGAAACTACTCATTTAAATTTGGGTGAGGTGGCAGAGTGGTTTAATGCACTGGTCTTGAAAACCAGCGAAGGTGAAAGTCTTCCGAGAGTTCGAATCTCTCCCTCACCGCCAGGAAAAAGATATGAACTACAAAAAAACAGGCGAAAATAGTTGGATTGTAGAAGTTCAACAAGACGGTAAAACCAAGGAACTATATATTGAGTTCCCCCCAGATTGTTTGAACCAAGTGGGATGGGATGAAGGTGATACTGTAATTTGGGAAGAACTGCCTAGTGGTGGTTATTCATTGAAAAAGAAAGAGGAAGATAATGACACAAGTAAGACTGATTAGTTACAGTCAACCAGTAGAAGGAGAACTCTATGTCGGTGATGATATCCAAGAACTCGTGGCGTATTGCGCCCGTGTCTCCAATCCATCGAACCAGATTAACCACGAAACGTCCGAAAAACTCATCCGATATCTTATCAAACACCAACACTGGTCGCCGCTCGAGATGGCTAGTGCTTGCTTAGAGATTGATACGACTCGTGATATTGCACACCAGATTGTGCGACACCGTAGTTTCAGTTTCCAAGAGTTTTCACAACGTTATGCTGACCCAGCAGAGTTTGGAGATCAGTTTGTAATTCGTGAAGCACGTTTGCAAGACACAAAGAATCGACAGAACTCTATTGAGATGTCAGATGAAGATGCAACACATCGTATCATTGCAGATACTTGGGTAGAAGCGCAGCAAGAAGTTATTGATTTAGCAAAGCGCACCTACGAATGGGCTATCGACAATGGCATTGCTAAAGAGCA